AAACCATTGCATTGCCGTAAACCATTGCATTGCCGGAAACCCTTGCATCGCCGTAAACCATTGCATTGCCGGAAACCCATGCATTGCCGTAAACCATTGCATTGCCGGAAACCCTTGCATCGCCGTAAACCATTGCATCGCCGTAAACCATTGCATTGCCGGAAACCCATGCATTGCCGTCTTGCGATACATTCTCCTCTTTCTCTACGTACCCGCCAACTTCTCCGGCTTTCACGTCTCCAAAATCAATTAATGCCTTAATTCTAAATAATTTTTTCCCAGCTACGTTTGTAATAGACTCTGTTGTTAATTCAAATTTTTTCATTTTTCTTCTTCCTTTCTTGGCTTCCATTTTCCTAGTATTTGTTCCAGCTCTCTTGGTGTTAGCGTTTCAATTCCCAAATCTTCCGCTTCCTGTATCGTTCCTTTGATTAGCTCACTCATTTCCCGGCTGTCGTAGGTGTGTGAGCCTCGCATGAGTCTGTAAAACACTACCTCTTTGCCTTTTTCTAGCCGCCGTCCTATCGCAACCGTGTGAACGTCCTCTTTTTTGTACATGATGTCGGTCGGAACATTGGTTTTTAAAACTGCTATGTCCCCTTTTATCAGCTCTGGCTGTCCGTATCTGCCTATCATCAAATTTTTAGCTTCCGCCTTGCTTGTGCCGACTTTCTCTGCTATTTTGGTAACCAAGACGTGGAAATAGGCGTTTGCCGACAAGCTTCTTTTCTTGCGAAACGGTTTAATTGCTATGGACAGCTTTTCTAACTTTTTCAGTTCGTCCACACCCTTTATAAACCGCTCCGCCTCGTTGATCTCAAGGGTAACTGTTATCTTTTTGCTAAAATAATCCACCGCTAAGCTTTTTATTTTTCCAGTTAAATCCATGCTATTTCAGTCATAATTCCTTCATGGCTTCGGCATATTGTTGTTGTGTCGTCTGATACAATGATTTTAAACCTCTTTGACTTGCCCATTCTTTGATCTGGGCTTCCGTCATTCCTTTTTTTTGCATCAGATCATAGAGCCGTTTTGCCTCTTTCTCTGTGATAACCTCGTTGCGTTTATATTCGTCTGTATCCGCGTCTTTCGAGTCGTCCAGAAGAAACAAGCTATTTAAGGCGTATTTTCTCGCATAGCTCGATGCTGAGCCGGTAACTTGTGCTGCATCCATCTTTTTTTTGCTTTCTTCTTCTCTGGCGTATGCTGTAGTGCAAAAACTGCCCTCACTTTCTATGTCTTTTAAAATTGCTGTCGCCTTTATGTAAAATCGGTTGCCCAGCATAATAACTTCGTCGTTTACGGCTAATATTAAGCCTTCCCTATCCAATAAAGGCTTTACTGCCTCGTAGATGTCCTCTAAGCTCCTGTAACTATAGCCGCCATAATCACTGTATTTACTCTTGGGCACCTTTAATTCTGCTTGAATTTTTTGCAACTTTGTGTAAACATCTCCCATCTTTCTTACCTCACGATCACGCTCTTAGATGTCTCAATATGTGCCCCTGCGACCTCTTTCCCGGCTTTAATTGCCTTTTTAATCGCTGTCTTGTCCGCCTGTGGCTCCGGAATCCTGATGTATTCCTCTGTTAGGCTGCCTAAGTCGTCAATAGTCACAGACTCGCTATTTCTGTATGACACGCTGACTCTTGCTGTCTTGAGCTTTTTGTCTCCGAGTAAGTACGGTAAGTATTTTTTCTTGCTGTCTATACCGTTGTTGCAAGTTCTGAGCCGTTGCGTAAGCTTGTCAATCTCCTCTTTCAAAGCCTTAGCCATTGCTGTATCATTTTTTATTGATAATGCGATATTTTCGGCTTTCTGGATATTGTCAAGTTCTAATTCTTCCATGGCGCCCTCAATAATTTCTCCTGTTTCTTCGTCCATGCAGCCAATGATTGCACTGTCAATCTCGTATAATGTCATTGTTCTAATTCCTCCTCATATCTCTCGTATTCGCTGTAGTTCGCCGCACCTCGTTTGATTGCTTTGTGTGCTGTTCTGTACTCATATTCCGCCTCAAGGCGCTGTGTTTCTAAATATTCTTTTACAAAATCATTCATTCGCTTATTATCCCCGACATGCCGACCTCTATACATTCATTGCATATATATCCAATTTTGCGATTGTAAAACGCTTCTCCTCCTCGTACATTTTTTTGATCTCCTCATTGTATCGGTCTGCCATTTCCTGTCCCCCATGCCTCTTTAATAGCCTTTCTCAGTTCGTTGTAACCTCTGGCGTATGCCTCTATCCTTTTCATGTCGTTGCTTCTTTCAACGCCCGTCCTAAACAATTCGAGCATCCCTTGCGCCACCTCTTTGTCTTTGACAGTAATCGTGACTTCTGCCGGGATTACTCCTTTTCCTATCACTTCATTGTCGTATTCCTTTGCCGGAACTCCTGTTATATTAATCATTGCATCCATAACCTAACCTCTCTTTCTTTCCTGCTATCCAGTCCCCTAACGCTCCCTCGCACTGTTCCGGGGTATAATTTTTATTATCCTGTTCTAACCGCCCAACTATTTCTCCCAGTGTGGGTAGTTCTGGTACTGTTTCTTTCTGCTCTATCGCTCCCGCCGCTCTTATCATTTCTTGGAGCTTCGGTGGGTACTTGTCTGTCTCCTTTTGTGCTTCTAACGCCGCTCTGTAGCTCCTGAGGAAATTTGACTGTATGACCGTCTGAAAGTCCGCCGAATCTACTACCGCCCAGTCGTGGAGCGTCTGTGGCGTTCCTACTGCCTTTTGCAACGTAGGGGGCAGTTTATTAAATTCCTCTCTGTAGCCGTAAATCCCGTTACCGCACGCCTTTGCCACTGTTGCCCATGCTTCCTGCTCACTCAGGTAGTTGCTTTCTGCCTTGAGCTTGCTAGCACACTCCAAAATATCTGCTGGCGTTGGTGGAAACTTACCTGTAGTCATGTACATCTGTGCCGCCACACTTATTGTCTGGTAGTCGTTGTTCTTGCCTACCAGCCGGTACCACATGTCTAACGCTTGTTCGTTCGGAACAAATCCCGGAGCCGTGTAGACGGTCTTTAGTGCGGCTACGATTTTAGAAAACTCCGAAATCGTCATACATTCCGCCTCCCTCCTGTTCTTTCTGTGCTGCCCAGTGCTGTATATCTCCGTACAGTCGGTCATTAATACTCTTCGTGCTGTCGTTGCCTGTCTTCAGTTCGAAAAGCCCTAGCCACTCCTTGTCAAGAGACTGGTCTATAATCTGTTTCATCAGTCCAACATCACCGCCAGATAATTCATGCAACTTTTTGAGTAATGCTTTTAAAGCCCTATCCGTCCGAACCGGTTTTCTAATCTTCTTCCGCATGGAAAGAAATTCCAAAAACTTATTGTTTAGTTCCTCGTCCTCAAAGTATCTCGCGGGCGCGCCTTTATCTTTAGTATTATTACTAGTATTATTATTAGTATTATATATATTAGTATTATTGGTGGTCATTTTGACTATACCCCCATGGTCATTTTGACTATACCCCATGGTCATTTTGACTATACCCCCGTGGTCATTTTGACTATACCCTGTGGTCATTTTGTCTATAGGGGTGTCAGCTTTTTCATGAGCCATATAACGGTTAAATTTCACGCCGCTAATCTCCTCTACTCTCTTTTCAACTATTCCTCGGTCTACAAGATTTTCAATGCTTCTTTGTGCAGTTCTTTTTGACACGCCAAGAAATTCGGAAATATATTTCAATGACCCCTTAAATTCTGATTCGCCATCCTGCGAAAAGCCGTAAATAAGGGCATATGTGAGGAGTTCATTTCCTTTTAACTGTAAATCTGATATCATCCAATCTTGAATAACGATGTATGCCATGTCTACCTCCTATCTTGACAAATTGCCAAGTCTTTTGTATGATTTACTTGTATGATTTATCGTAAGAGCTTAATGGTAGGGCTCTTCCTTTTTTACCTCATGCTCTACATCGTCTTTATCGGTGTAGAATACTTTGTCATACTCTACACCCTGCTGTCGTCCTAAAAGGGTGTAGAGTAATCTAATAACATACTCTTTTCTTGGAGGCTCATTCATTTTTTTATTCACCTCCTAACATCACAAAGAAATTATAATTGCTATAATCTTTTCCGGCGGTATGTGTTACCACACCAACCCAACTGGACGAGATCCAGATAACCAACGCTACTGACATGATGGTCAGTAAATTGTACATAACCTTCATTTTTTACCTCCTACACCTCAAATCTCTGTTGACGGTTATACTCGTCAATCCTCAGTTTTGTGTTTGTTTTTGGCTCCCAGTTGTCTACATAGTCAATAGCTTCCTCATAGCGTTTGCGAGGGATATTGTTCCGACTGTTAACTCTAAACCGGTCTTGCAAATCCCTGTTGCACTCTGCAAATACAACTTTACTGATATATGCATATGCTTCTGTGTCCTTGCCGCCTAATGCGTTCAGAACTGCCTTATTGACGTGCTGTCGCAGTGTTTGCTGTTGACCGTAGTCAATTACCATGTTGCTCTCAAGATTCTTTATGCGGTCTTCGTGGTCTCCATAGCCTGTGGCGAGTAAGCCTATCTGCTCCGCTATTGTTGCAGGCTTCTGATAACCACCTGTCTTTCTGATGGACGGGAGAACCTCAGAAGTAACCCATCGTTTGAAACGCTTGGCGGACTCTAATTTACTTCCAAATATTAAGGAGTACAAGCCTGACTCATTGATAATAGTCATTTCCTGTACGCCGCCAAGGGTGCCCTGAATCGGGGCGTCCTTTTTATCTTCGCCATCAACATGGGTTGCAATGGCGTTTCTGGCTTTGGCGTACCCTAATGATTCAGCCACATCTTTCCCGACAAACCACGGTTCTCCTTCGACAACCAATGTGCGAACCTCTCCGAATTCGTTATTTTTAAAAATTTGAATATTATTCATCTAGTCACCGTCCTTTCTGTCCTTCGCATAATCCTATTTTTTAGGATTCTCTTTCCACAAAAATATAGTCCATAGGTATGCCGGAAAGCTCACTAATTTTACGAAGTTGCGTGAGGTCTGGTTCTGTTTTTCCGGCTTCCCAGTTTGTGATTGTTGCAAGAGATACGCCGACTTTCTTGGCAAATTCTCTTTGACTTAAATTTGCATTAACTCTACAAGCCGCAATGCAAATTCTAGGAATCTGTAACATCATTTCGTTTCGCCCCTTTCGTTTGTTTGTGATTTAATTATAATCCTAAAATATAGGATTGTCAAGCATAAATTTAATTTTTTAGGATTTTTATTGAATTTTTTAGGATTATATGTTATTATAATGATGCAACCAATTAAGCAAAAGATAGGAGGAAGACAATGACAGAGGAGGAACAAAAGAAAATTTTTGCTAATAACTTAAATCATTATATTAATGCTAGTGGGAAGCAGCAAAAAGAAGTTGCACGTGAACTTGGATTTGCTCAGACAACTTTTAATACTTGGTGTGTGGGAAAAATAATGCCAAGATCGGGAAAGATTCAAGCTATTGCGGATTACTTCGGAATCTTGAAAAGTGATTTAACAGAACAAAAGAAATACGATGATTTAGGTGGCGAATTCATGGACGTTTGCGTCAAGATAAATTTAAGTGATGAACGTTTTCAAAAAATCGTAATAGATTACTATGATTTATCTAAAGAGAAAAAAGAAACATTTTGCAATTTTTACGAAAAATTTATACTCCGCGACTAAGATTAAGAAAAGGGAAAATTAATTTCCCTTTTCTTGCTTTTCTAAAGACTTTACGCAGTCGAGCATAATCTTCAAAAGTCGTTCTTGTTGAACGTTATTTAATCGTTCAATTATTTCTTTCTTGTATTCCTCTGCCATTTTTACTCCTTTCTGACACGTACTTTTAACCCGCTTTAAAGCTATGTTTTATAGTGGTTTTTTATTATATCATAATATTATGGCTCTGTTAGACCAAATATGCGGAATTTTTTATTGATATATTTAAATACTTATTATATAATTTATTTGCAACAAACCATTTTAATAATATTTACAAAATGGTAATAATGAAAAAGGAGCAGAAAATATGAGTAAGGAAAAAACTAAAGTTTGCAAGCATTGCAAAGAAGAAATTGACGCAAAAGCTAAAGTGTGTCCTCATTGTCGGAAGAAACAGGGCGGCAAGTTGAAATGGGTAATTATCATTATCATCGTTCTGGCTGTTTTAGGCATGGCAATGGGTGGTGGTGACGATGACAGTTCTTCCACTGATTCTCAGACAAAGAGTACTACCGCAACAACAGCGGCTAAGAAAGAAACTGCCAAAAAGGAAGAAGCAAAAGAGAAAGACAGCGTAAAGGTTGGCGAATCTTTTGAGAATGACGGTTTAAAAGTAACTGCTAAAAAGGCTGAATTTGGATATGATGGTGGAGAGTACTTTACTCCAAAAGATGGATGTGAATATGTAGCTGTAGACTTTACTTGCGAAAACATCGCAGAAAAAGGCGACAAATATGTGTCTGTATCTGATTGCGAATGCTATGCGGACAATTCAGCTTGCGAACAGCAATACATAGGAAACAGTGATTTTGTTAACACTAATTTATCTCCAGGGAAGAACGTAAGCTTTACGACATATTATGAAGTGCCAAAAGATGCAAAGAAAGTGATTTTAGAATATAGTGCTTCGTTCTGGACAGACAAGAAGATAACTATTAATTTAAAATAATTAGTCCATTAATAGGGCAACGAACAAGAGGGAAGAACCAATTCTTCCTTCTTTTCTTTTTTCTCAAAACAATAAAAAGCACCTGTCGAAACAAGTGCTTTCGTTCTTCCTGCCTTCGTACCTCCGCGGCGGGTATTTAGTTGACTTTGCGATAATATTTTGCTATAATATGGTTGTCCGCATTTATGCGTGTGAGTAGAAACTATTTTGTTGACTATTAAGTCAATGGAGAAGGGGGCTGTTTTCAGCCTCTTTTTTCTGTGTCTAGCAACATTTGTAGATAATCCTCCCCTGTATCATAGTGTGGCATATTCCACAACATTTCCGCGGTATACCCCAATTTATGCAGTTCTTCTACCCTTTGCTCATATGATATTTTGTCATCGTTACAGGCGTACAAAAAATCGTACAAATCAGGAAATCGTTTTCTTAAGGCGGCATGAGTGTTTTTTTCCACTATGTCCGTTATCTTTCTCACTTCGGTTTTTCTGTCAGAGACTAATGCTTCGTGAATTTTTGACAGTGCCCACGAATCTACTTCGTCATGTCTTCCTTGCTTCCAAAGTTTAGCACGTCTTTCTCGCAGATCTAGCGCGAGTGATACAAAGAAAGCTTGTTCTGTTTTCTCTTTGAGTTCGCAAAAGTCCTCTTTTGCGGTTCCTGTAGATTCATTTTTCTTCAAAAAAGCCAACATTTCTTTTTTTGCTCTTTCTGCTTCTTTCATCATTTTTTCTCCTCCTCATTAAAAAGTTTCCATCAATTTAGAGCTTACAAGACTAGCATAATCTTCGGCTAATTCTTCTTTTGTCATATAGTTTCCAAAACAAATTTCAGCCTTGTAATTTTCCTTAGCAGTTAAGAAAAGATTAATAAACCACTTAGCTTCATTTACTTTTTCGATGTCAACCAGATTTTTTTCTCTGATTGAAGCCAGGTAATTGTTTTCACTTTCTTTGTTGAGTTTCAGACTCAGATTTAACGCTTTGATTACGCCGTCTTTAATGTCCTGTGCCCATGCGATCTGCTTTGCGGAACCTTTTGTGATTTCTCCCATATGCTTTGCTTCCTTCCATGCTTTTTTTAATCCTTCGGAGATGCAAAGACCTGCCTTTTTAACTAACTCCCATGCTCTTTTCATAATGTTTGATAAATTGTATTTTTTCATTTCTTTGTATCTCCTCTCTTGATTTACTCACATTATACACGATAGTGACTATTATGTCAAGAGAAAAATACACGAAAATATATTATTTTTTTCTTGATATTTATTTCAAAATAATGTACTATATATTTATAACGATTAAAGGAGGTTTTTAAATGGAAACACGAGCAAGAAAAAGAAGTAACATATATAAAGGTAGTATCTCATATAGTAATTTATGGGACACGTTAGAACGCAGAGGATTAAAGCGTTCCAACCTATTAGATAAGGAAAGCTTTAATCTTTCCCCGGCGTTGGTCAATAAGTTGCGGCATGACAGAAACGTGAACATAGATACAATTATGTATTTGTGCGAGAAATTAGACTGTCAGGTGTGCGACATCGTGGAATATAAAAAATAATACATTTTCGTGTATTTTTCTCTTGACATAATAGTCACTATCGTGTACAATAAGATTAAATCAAGAGAGGAGATACAAAAAAATGAAAAAAACAGTTAAAAGATACAACTTATCAAACATTATGAAAAACGCATGGGAAACAAAGAAAAGATATCCTAGAATGAGCTTCAGTGCTTGCTTAAGAGATGCATGGAGAGAAGCTAAGCAGGCAGTATTGGCTAAGGAAATGCCGGAAGTAGTTGATGTTATGTTTAGCGGTCACGACTTAACAATCAACCTTGAAAATGGAGAAATCTCCGGAGAAACTTACGAAGCAAGAAAACATATCAAATACATCTTTGATGCAAAATGGAACTCAGCCAAGAAAGTATGGGTATCTGGTCTTAAAAATCTTAGAGCAGTTGTAGCTAAAGAGTGTGTAGTTTACTAAAAAGGAGAAAGAAAAATGTACGAAAAAGTTTTAGAAACAATCAAAAATAGCAGCTGCGAAATCTTCGGAATTCGCCACATCGCATCTGATGAATCTTACAAAGTCGGAGATTACGCTCGCAATTCTTACGACTGGGACATCGAAAATGATGTGTCATCATATGAGACAGATTCCAGAGAATTAGACGGTACGAGTGCGTATTTTACAGGCATCGACACCTTAGATGATAAAGAAGAAATTGAAAAAAAATTGCTCATTGCATTAGAAAAAAGCAAAGTTTATTCAGGAACTGCCGTTCTCCTTGGTGGGGATAGATATGACTGGGGCAATGATGACAACGAGGTTATCATAGAGGACGCAGAGGTTTTATATATCTTTTAGGAGGGAGCACTAATGCCAAGAAGGACTCACGAAAAAATATGCCAGAATTGCGGAAAACCGTTCTGGGGGCTGGCAGATAAATACTTTTGCGATGATTGCTCCAAAAAATTGAGGGCAGAGCGCACAAGGCAAGAGAAAATTTGTGAAGATTGTGGCCGCTCATTTATAGGCGGACCCAAATCTTTTAGGTGCCCTGACTGTCAGAGGAAAATAGACGATAGAAGAAAGCAAGCTAATAAATACTATGGGGCAGAACGCCCCCTCGGAAGCACAGACAGGTGTATTGTTTGTGGGAAAGAGTATGTTGTTGAGGGGGGCTTGCAAAAATATTGCAGTGCAAAATGTAGGTTAATAGGGTTAGACAGTTACAATAAGCGAAGAAAGGAGAATATTGAGCAAAAAAAGAGAAAAAAGGCAGAAATGAGGGCAAATCAATTATATGTTTGTCAGTACTGTAAACGCCCTTTTACCCCGGTCGTATTATCCGGGATGAAATTAGCATCCCATTTGTATTGCTCCGATTATTGCAGAAAAGGAGAAAAAAAGATACAGCTGTGCATAGCAGATATTAAGCGTGGGAAAAGCAGAGATCTGCAAAAATATATAGATGATCGCAATCAGTACAGAGAAAAGGTTGCACAGGAGAAAGCTAGTGAAAATTAGCAGCACCCGCCCCGGAGGTACGAAGGCAGGAGGGAAAATAAATGAAAAGAGCCGCTTTATATGTGCGAGTAAGCACGCAAGAGCAGAAGAACAGTGGATTGTCCGTTGATTCGCAGATAGACGCGCTTGAAAAATATTGCAAGGAGCAAGGTTATACGGTTGTCGGTATTTATAATGATGCCGGCATATCTGCACGTAAAAAATACACAAAACGCCCAGCCCTCTTACAGTTGCTTGAGGACTGCAAGAAGCACGAGATTGATATAATACTCTTCACACGCCTTGACAGGTGGTTTAGAGCCGTTGCAGGGTATTATGAGGTACAAAATGTCCTTGACGCGTGTAAAGTGCCTTGGAGGGCTATCTGGGAGGATTACGAGACGGAAACAAGTCAGGGGGTTTTTAAAGTTAACATCATGTTATCTGTAGCGCAGGCAGAGGCGGACAGAGACAGTGAGAAAATACGGTCTGTTATGGAGTTCAAACGTCAGAACAAAGAGTATATAGGCGGAAAAGTGCCGGTGGGGTATCGCGTAGAAGGGAAAAAGATTGTAAAAGACGAGAAGATGCGAGGAATAATTGAGGATATGTTTGAGCATTATTTCCAGACGTTTTCTAAAATGGAAACAGCCGATTATATTTTGAGCAAATACCCTGATTTTATAAGGACTAGAACCAGGATAGTCAAAATTATGTCCAGTCCGGCGTACCATGGGGAAATGTACGGCGTAAAGAACTACTGTGAGCCATACATAACAGAGGAGCAGGCACAAAGAATTAAAGAGGTCTCCAGCCAGAAAAGTTGGGTAGATTGTAAGAGGCGTATTTATATTTTCTCTGGGCTGATACGTTGCCCAATTTGTGGTTACAGATTTTCTGGGCGCACGATGGCCAAGAAAGAAAAGAGGTATAAAGTGTATCAATGCCCTAGATCTGCCGCGAAAAAGCACAAAACATACACGCGATCTGAACCAAAATTAGAAACATATATGCTTAATCACATCGAAGAAAAAATACAGTTAGATGTATTAAGGGTGGAAGGTCGTGTGAAGGCAGCCGGAAGCGATGTGGGGAAAAGAAAGAAAAAATTATCCAGTGAACTAGGAAGAATTAACAAAATGTTTGAAAAAGGTAGGATAACAGAAGAATACTATGACGAAAGATATGAGGCTATATCGAAGGAATTAAAAGAACTATCCCAGACCGCCGCAACGGAAGAGTTGGAAACTAAGAAAAAAATACAAAGCAGATTTCCTGACGGTTGGAAAGATATGTATATGCAGTTAGACGAACAAGGCAAGCAGGTGTTTTGGAAAAGTATTGTAAAAGAAATAAAAATATCCCCCAACGAATTTGTGGAGGATATTATATTTTTTTAGTTTTTGTTATGCAGTAACTAGCCGTAACCACCGGGTTAAAACCAGTTACTGTATAACAAAATATTAAAAATAAAGGAGATACAGTTACATTATACAGAAAGAAAGAGGACGTTTCAAGCGCCCTCTTTTATTTTTCGCAAAACCGAACGATATTCACGCGGATACATTGCTTCTATGGCTTTCATGTGTTCGTCAAGTACATACAGCAAATGCTCAAAGTCTGCTTTCCGGGCTACCTCCTTAAATTCAGATTCCGGCTCGGATGCGTAAGAATAATATGCTGTTTTTGGTGTTGGTTGGTTTGGTGCTTTATCTGGCTCCAAATTATTGCGTACATTGTATAAAATCGAAAGCCGTTCGCAAGTGGCGTAGGTTGTTTTTCCTGCCTCTAATGCCGCAATTTCGGCATTAATTTCGCTCATATTAATCATTGCGGCACCCCTTCCTTTTATCGGTCTAATTCTGCTAACGCCCTGCCTAGAGCCGCCTGATCTGTGCTAGACAGATTACTGTCATGCATCATGTCTTTAATGGTCTCTTTTACCTGCATTTTTGCATCGTTGTAAGAGTAATGACCCCTCACATAGTGCTGACCTCTACGGGCATTGCTATAGTCGCCGTAATCCATGTCAGGATAACGCCCGCGACTGTATCTTCCTGACGTGTCCCAGTCGCCGCCACGGCTGTATTCGCTACCACCTTCCAGATACATAATCTTGTCGATATTTTTAATTGTGTCTGTCAGTTTGTGGACTGCCTCCAAATCCCCGGCGCTCATATCGCCTTTGTTGGAAATCTCGTCCAGCTCTCTGCACATCATTTTTTTTAATTTGTGTAATGATTCCATTCTTTGCCCTCCTTTACGCTACTCTCTCGACGATTAAATTGCTATTGGCTATATTAATTGCCTGCGTAGATGTATTTTCGACTGCGATCGTTATGCAGCACCCGCGCGGAACGTCAATAAATGCCGCTGTAAATACATTAAAATATTCGCCTACGGCCGCAGGTGTTACGATTGCTGTCGCACTATTTAATGGCTCTCCGGCGATTGCCAGGGCAATAGAAATAGGTGCCACAGTTCCACCGGCAGGTATGGCGATATTAGCGCCGAAGCTGACTTTATAACGTGCCCTGCACTGGTTTGTAAGGCCTCTAAGGGTCACAATTCCTGCCCCCTCCCGGTGTGTAATACAGCTACCGCACTTTACGGCTGTCTCTGTGAGCGGTAAATTCTGCCCCGCTGCCACGGTTACAATATTGCTATTAGTAAATTCTGCCACGTTATCACTCCTTTTTTAATAATAAACGGCGGAACGATCGCCCCGCCGCTATAAGCATCATCGGCACAAGCCGAACAATCCCGTCAACGCAGGAAGCTGCTAATTATAAAATTTTAGCATCCGCAACCGGTATTACATCCACAGTTACCGTACTGATATGGTGCGGAAACCGGAAAAGCCGGCACCGGTCTAGGGTTGTAATAAGTAAACTGACCCTGCATATATGTCTTCAATGTTTCATTCTGTGACGCCTGAGAAGCTGCTAACTGTGCCGCAAACAACTGCTGATTCTGCTCGGCAATCTTAGCGTCCTTAGCTTCAATTCTCTGCGCTGTGAGGGCATCAAGGATGGCTCTGGCGTTGTTGTTCTGGTTATCGATAATATCCCTTGTGTTGTTTGCGTTGTTAAAGTTTGTCTGGCAGAAGCCGTTTGTAACTTCCTGCTGGATTGCGTTAGAATTCATTGCCATGTTGTAATTGACGCCCGCAATAGCCTGTTTATTATCACAACAGCACTGTGCTAACTGTGCCTGCAAAGCGTTAAAACTCTGCATATCTGCAATCTGTCCCTGCTGGATTGCATTTCGTGTATCATACCCGTTCTGCTGGATTGTGCTATTTGTTCCTGCAAATCCGTTGAGCAGAGAGGTGTTCATCGCATAAAATCCATCACAAATACCGCTGTTGATGGCATCACCCTTGCGCTCAAGGGAGGAAATGCCGCTATCAATCTGGCGCTGTAAGGTTGCGAAATCAGAGGCTAATACATAGTTATCTACCGCGCCTCCGCCGCCATTATTCCATCCATTTCCGTTTCCCCATCCACAAAAGATAAAGAGAAACAGAATAATAATCCACCAGGCGCCGTTGCCGTCCCCAAATGCTCCGTTGTTGTTGTTGCCTGTGACTGCTGCTAAATCAGCCGGGCTCATTCCATCTGTTGTTAATCCCATGAAATCACTCCTTTTTATTTATTTAAAACCTTTTAAGAGGTTTTGAAACTGTGTTGCCATACCCTGCAACTGGTTATACTGTTGCTGGCTCATCTGCCCGCTATTTAGCAGATTCTGTACTTCCTGCTTCGGGTCCCCTTGAAACTGCTGTCTGAACTGCTGAAACTGCTGTATCATCTGCATTGGATTGAGATTCATTCAATACCCTCCTTCTTAACGTCTCCATTTGTCTCTCTAAGGCTTTTAAGCGTTCCTCGTAGTTGATTGGTTGGCTAGATTGTGAAAGCTCCGCCGTGGGCGAATCTGAGCCCTTACGCTTATACTCAAACACTTCTAAAAACGGTCTGCCCGTCTGGTCTGCTCTTTTTTCGTAAAAAACTGGTGCCTGACTGTCCCACAGGCGGACAAAAGAGTTTGGTGCCACTAAATACGCCTCCGCCGCACCCTGTCCTTGCACCCAAATCCGCTCATCAGGATTGGATTGTTGTTGCATTTGTTGAGGCGGCGCCTGCTGTTGTTTTAATCGGTTGAGCTGGTCGAGATAATCCGGTTGTGGATATTGCGGATACTGTGGATACTGTTGTGGATATTGTGGATAACCGAACATTTATTTTCCTCCTTCCTTCCAGTAATATATTGGTGTCATTGCTCCACTGTCCCACGTATCGTAGTAATTGCCGTCAATTACCGCTATAACGTGCCCTGACAGTGCTAATATATAAACCCCTTCTGGGTGGTTGTTTGCAAATTCTGAGACGGTACAGGTCATGTATTCGTCCGGAATTATATAACGGCTAAATCCATTATCTTTGAGGTATGCGCCCCACACCGCGTTAGCCGAGGGCATATCTGACAGCATTAAACCGTACAGTGCAAGCTGTATGTATGTTTCTTCCCACGTCTGCCCTATAGCTTTTGAGATAGCGCGCACGGTGCAATCTCCCACTTTTGCCGCCGCGGGATTTGGATTCCAATATTGATACATCTCTCCGCCCTCCTTATAGTTTTATTATCGCAAAAAAATAAGCGTGTCACCACGAAAGCAACGCGCTTATTTATCGCATGATTTTTAGTTATCTTTGGTTTCTCATAGACTGTTTATGTACGGGATCGTGCCGGGAACTAATAAAATTTTTTCCACAGCACAACTCCACAGCCCTTGTAATCCTCTCGTGCTTATATCCATTTTCTCGGCGGCTTGCTCCTGCGTTAATCCGTCAAAAAGCAAGTACTGTACAGTTTCGCGCTCCCGCAAGGTTAAGCGGGCGCACGACAAGGCGTAATCAATAAATTGTTTATCGCCTAATTTCCAGAGTTTTTTAATCAAACTTCTGTTCACTGCATCACCTCAAACACGCAAAAATTACGTAAATTTATTTCATTTTGTCCAGTCCTAAGATAGCTCTAACTTTGTCCGGCAATAAATCAGGGTTAATTTTACCGATATTTTCCACAATAGAGCCAAGTTCCATCAAAATGATGTATACGCACACGCCTGCGGCAATAGGTACCTGGAAACCTAGGTCTACATATTTCTGGGCGTAATCAATAAGGTACGCAAGCACCACAAGCATAATAGAGCCAAATTTATGATACAATCCTTTTCTCATTTCTGAGGATTTCCACTTGTGGTTGGCACAGGCGGCTACTCCACCGCTAGCTAAGTCAAAAACTACAAAAATACAAGTTGTTAAAGGTAACATAATATCTACCATCTCCATTCCTCCTTAAAAATTATTTTTCTTTTGTTTTTATAAATTAATTAAAGCAGTATTTAGCTGACTGTCTCTGTATCATCTGTGGCCTCTTCTTTGCTATCCTCGGCATCCAGCGCATCATAATACGCCTGTGCCAAGGCTTCCACCTCGGCAATGTCCTCTTCAGTCAGCAATCCATTGTCCAGATGACTGTAAGCCTTGTCAAGCCAATAGGCCACATCTCTGCCTGCAGTAATTTCGCGCTTGATGCTGCGCAATGTCAGGTCGTGTCGTGCTTTACTTTTGATAGCCATAATGTATACCTCCTTTAAGTGGTAGTCATGGACGCAATGGCGTCCTCAAGATTTTTGACGACGAGATTTACGTCCCGCTGGTAGTCCAGCTTGATGCCTGCGCCGTCACTCGCTTGCACCACGGTGTCGGGTGCATAAGCGGTGATGGCTTTGTAGGCGGCAATTTCGGCAGGGGTGAGCGGAGTTTCGATGGGAGTGGCGGGAGCATATATAATGAGCACAGTATTAGCTTCCAAGTATTCAACCCATGATTTAACGGTAGGAAATTTAGAAGGGTCCAGATTGAATTGATATAAATATAGGGGAGTAGCCACAAGCCTAAATGTATTTACAACATTGCCTACGCCCGCTGGGAGTATGTTACTCATAGCAGGTGCGCTAGCTCTGAAATCTATTATGACCGCTTTGTTTGAATATCTCGTCGCAGATACATTAGCGTCAATGTCATTACGAAATACCCAAAAAGATTTGTCCAGCGAGGATATGTCGACACTCTTTACCCTCTGCACCTTCACCCCTCTCTCCAAGTCTACCTCGTCGCAAATCCATTGCTGGCCGTTTTGGTCAGTGTAGTTGCCGCCAGAGGCGACAGGGACGCCGGGTAAGCCGGTGGGGGTTGGTAGGATGAGAGTTTGCGTTTTACCGTTTCCATCGCTCAAGGTCACTGCAATCGTCCCGCCGTCACCAGCGCTCACGATAGGCACAGGGTTGTCCGGCGTGGGTGTTCCGTCCTGCGTGCTTCTGCCGTAGACAGTCAGGCCGCACAGTGGGGCAGAATATGCGTCATCACAGCTTACCGGGTTGCCTATCTCGCTTCCAACAAGCACATTCTGGCGCTTCTGCAGCGCAGTAGTATCTTCCTTTATCAAACCAATTTCTTTTTTTAGCGGGCCAAGGTCTTCTGTTACTTTCCTACGTTTTGAGAGTGCATACGCCTCATCTCCAGTTAAACCGCTTTTTCTCATGCTCTACACCTCCCTAAAGTAAAAACCACTTGCTATCAGGGGCATAAAAGCCATATAATTCCCCTGTGTCTACACATAACGCCGTCGAACCACTTGCAACATAATGAGGCAATTTATCTACTTCAGAAGAATTTCCCCAGTAATATCGCTTGGTTCCGTCCGTATCTATACAATCCCAGCCGCCTAAATCGTGTATAACATCTCCTTTGCGGTATGTCTGCCCGTCAATAATTATTGTCCCGCTAGCTATCATACTTCCACCTCCTTATGCATAAATCTATCAGACAGCTTTAGCAAGCGATCTGTGAGCATCTCATTTTGTTTTGTGAGCTCTTCTATTTTTTTGTTTAGTTCTGGTATGGACGGTGTGTTATCGTTAAATAGGTGTTCCGGTTCTTCTCGGTCAACATTCTCAACGATTTCATACTTTCCTTCCTTATTTGCCTCGATATGACACGTACCATTTTCGTTGCACCACTGTGCGGCTTCTGGTGGGTATAAACCATCAAATACGTATCCAATATAATATTCTTCCATAATTACACTCCTAACACATATCTTAGTACAAAGCCTTGATTGTTAACGGGTATTCCGTTTTGCGCGTTATTAGATTTATTATTGTCAGTGCCCTGTATAAATGTATCACCGATATATAAGTATTTATTTAATCCGTAATATGGATTGCTCATTAACATACCATCTCCAGGTCGCCAGGCAACGTGCTGTTTAGGTACAAAAAACGACGTCCACCACCAATTATCACAAGCTCCATTACTATAGTGACTCCAGACAAATACTGCACCGGTCGGTTGCATTGATATTGGCTCGTTTAGTGTAAATTTATGCTCTGCAAGCATCCAATATCCTATAGTGTTAGCATCCCACAGGATGTTATTTTTACCTAAGATGCACTCTACGTCATTAGATACAAATTGGATGCGGTGGTTATCGACATACATCCCGGTTCCCATAGACTCGTACAAGTCACTGTATGTTGAGCCGTCCTTGACGGTCAACGAAAGCCCTGTGGTGTCCTTGGTTTTATCGTAATACAATTCCAGAGCCGCCTTGCCGCCGCCATGGATGTCGTCTGGGTTTGTCTGCTGGGTGGAAACAACAATGTTGCGGTCGGATTGCATCACGGAGCCGGAGCCCTCATAAGTTTTATCGCCGTCCGTGTTAGTGATCACGATAGGTGCTGTACCAAACCGTACAATTTCGTTGCTACCGTTTCGCACCGCCATCCCGTTACTGTCTAATAATGTATTTTGTTTAAGGGTGTTCCCTCTCATGTCGCCAACTATCAGTCCAACACCATCTATATAATCAATAAAATTTGTTGCAGTTTTAGCTGCATTAATAATTTTTTCGTTCTGTAACCCAAAATTTTTAGCGGTTCCTTTTTTAAATCTTTCATGCGATTGTTTTACTTTTTCTGCGGCTGTATCATCTGTTGGTGGAGATGTAAGATTTCCAGTAAGCCATGCTTTTCCACCGGAAACACGTATTTTTACCGTATCCCCAGATTTGCAGTTAATAGCCATCTGCGCAGGGGTTTCGTCTGCTCCGCCGTCAATGTGGACATATGCTGTTTTTTCGTCAACCCGAAGGACTTTTGCAACTGTATCATATGCTTTTGTTTTGCTTTGCTTCATCGTCAAGGCAATCTCTTTTACAAACTCATTCAATGCTTTCCACCTCTTCCTTCGTGCGGCAACCATGTTCTAGGGAGAGCGATTGCGATATTATTCTAAATTTTCCGGTAAGGTTATGCCGCGGATAATTTAAAAAGACTACATCCCCTAAAAGAACATCCTCAAAAAATCGCCGGTTGTACTGTATCGTTCTGGCAGGGTTCTGCAATTCCTTTAGCTTTCTAACAGCGTATGCTGCTATGTTTTCCCCAGAGGATAATTCAACGCCTGTTTCTGATTTCCACACTTCCCTGCCCCGACTGACAGTTGATAAATAACTATCCGGACTGTCGTCCCTTGCGATGGCTGCGCCGTAATCGTCATGTATTGCCATAAAACAGTTAGGTGTGTCATACCAGTTAAATGTGTCCGTTACATCACACTCTATTATGTCGTTTGCGTTAATTCCCACTGTAAGACTGCTATTATTATCGTTTGCACAGATAACAATACTTCCATCGCCAAGTATTCGCATCCGCCAGCCAATAGCGTCTAAAATATGCAGCGCCATTGTGAGCCTTGTTTCCCCGTCCTCAGCAACAATATTATCTGTGGTAATAGGGGATGTTCCCTCGACATACACGGGGGCAGGGATGCAATCATTGAGCAGATTTTTAATCTGTTTTGCTCCGCTACCGGCTGGTGCATAATAGCCACGCGGCAAGATCACATCATCTGCCGGCTTGAGAACGGAATAGCAGTCAATATTGTAAGTCTCTCTCACGCCATCAAGTTTTCTTTCCGGAAAGGCAGTCAGGCCAGTAAACAGTGCTACTTTTGCTCCTGACCCTCCCTGTCTGGCTTGCAGGTAAATGCGGACCCAACACTCATTGTCTGTTATCTTTTCTGTCATTGTAATAGATGCAGATTCCCTTAAATCTGACGTACTGTCACGGTCAATACTACCCTCAGTAAATTCAAATTCTTTCTGGTCTGTCCACGTCTTGGGGTCAACTGTTGTTAAAATATATCTTGCTGAAAATCCTTTGCTCCAATCCATCACGCCACCTCATTAGGATGCTCTGCGCTCCACTGTTCTTCCGTCACAGCATCCAGTTCTTCCGAATCTACTTTTTTAATCGTTAGCGAGAAATCTGTCCGCATTTTATTATCGTGGTCTTTTTTCTCCGATACCTGTATATCACAGGAAAATGACGAACCGTCCGGCGTCCTAACGTGGCATATTCCGGGATGCGTTGCGAGGCGTCTCATTTGCTCAATCATCGTTGGTTCTGTCAGTGAGATACTTACTACATCAATTTTTAAATCACGAGTGACTGCAGGGTTCCAGTCGCCTTGCACAGAGCCCCCGAGGTATACTGTCCTCTCAAAATCTTTATCCCATGAGTTATCTAAATCAAGGTTATATTGGATTTCGATAGATTCACCGTCAAAATCAATGATTGCCTTTTTATGGGCTATCGAAAATTCGTTGTATAACCACGCAAACGAGCTATCTGCTGTTATATAGTCACCGTTGGCGGTTTTATTTACAACCAGTATGCCGCCATACTCATTTAACGCCGGGTATGGGTCAACATATTTCTGGCCATAGATTCCATTCTCCAGAATCAATTCCGCTCTGTCTACGCTCATCCGATACAAGTCAAATGTATCCCCATCAGCATATGTAGTTGGTTTAGCAACAACAATACTCGCTGTTTTGTTGTCTGCAATCGTATTTACAGTGGCCGTTGGTACTTCCGGCTGGTGTTTCCACCGCACAACAAACGGTATCTTTTTTTCTGCCACATGGTCATAAATATCTGTAAATACAATCTGTATGCTGTACCTTGCACCGTCATCCATCTGCCCGATCAGGTCACTCAAGGCAATACTGTAGTTATCTGTTTCGCTACCGGTAAAACTGGCAATAATTTCGCCGGAAAAATGCTGTTCCTTTAATCCGTCCGGGCGCAGAATGTAATAATCTTCATCTCTGACAACCATTACTTTTGCTGTGCCGGCAGAATCCCCAAAGGACGGGGCTATCGTTAATGGTAGCTGTTCTAAATAATTTGTTGTGCTTTCCGATGATTCCGGTACTGTCTGGTCGCTTGTTTCCGTGGTAACATCGACAGAATTATATGTGGTTGCCTCTGAGACAAGATTTGTTGTAATGCTGCCTATCACAGGTTTTGCAACAATTTCGACAGCCACAGAATCTGACCATGCCCCCTCTTTGCCTCCTTGTGCTGTAACCATTGCTTTTAGATAATGGATTTCTCCTACATTCCACAGATTACTCAATAGGCCGTTTGCAGTATAGATTTTATTAATGTTTTCAATCGTTTCTGACAATGTCTCCATGCCGGAAGACATCATTAAAACAACAACGTTTCCATCTTTGCCTTTAACCGGCTCATCGTTAACCGCTTCCGCTATTTTTATGCTCGCTTTGCTGTTTCCAGTGTAGCCGACACTGCAAATAACTGTGTCGTCCATGGAAAGATAATTTTCTGTCGTTGCAAGCGTAGGAGTCGTTGGTGTCTCGCTCAGAGATACGGAAACCGTATCAGACCAAGGAGATAACACTTCTTCGTCCCCGGACGTATCCCGCAATCTTACGCGGAAATAATATGTTTTTGCCGATTCCAGGGACCCGATATGCCATGTGGTCTCCCTGTCCTCCACGTCATAAGTAGTTGGGGCGTCCGTACTAATCCATGCGTCCTCATGGTCTGCCCATGATATAGTAGCCGCATCTGCGTTTTTCCATGACCAATCCCACGTTAATTCTACGGTATCAGATGCTACCGCCATTGCAGTTATATTTTTCGGCGGAACCGCAATTTTTCTTGTCTCTGAGTAAATCCACCCTGACTGCATGAGGGGGCTAAGTTTGTAGGTAATGCCAGGCGCTCCATTCTGAGGCGTAGAAGTTCCGGTAAAATTCTTGAGGGCAATCTGGTATTCAGCGCCGCCGGAAACGTCCGGACACGTAACCGTGATCGTCCCCTCTTTGTCGGCGATTGCAATAATACCTTTTTCTTCATTGTCTATTTTCATCCAGACGGCTGTTTTAGCGTCAGGCACTTCCGTGTTGCGCTCAATGCTGTTAATTGTCAGTGTTGTTCCTGTCGCTGATACCGTATCAAATGACGGGGATTTTAGGGCTCCTCGTGCCGCTACTCGTGGCTCAGAATACGCATATTTTTTATCGTGCGTACTTTGCACCCTTGTCCACATAATCTGGTCTTCCGCTATGCCGTCGTCTGTATTAAAATCTGCCGATACCGTGTAGTCATGGTATGCAACGGTTACTCCTGTGCTCCATGAGGTGCCGGTATACCTCTCTCCGCTTTCCGGCGTGTCTATGGCATATTGTAGCTCCATGGAATCCACAGGGCGGTCTTGTGGCGATGCCTGCACCCAGTTTGCCCATACATACCGGCTAGAGGAACCTATCTCTTTGCTCCCTGTGTTCTGTATGTTTGGACGTTCCGGGATGCTGTAATAATGGTACGCATAACCCCAACCGGAATCTCCGGCACATCCTCTCGACTTTACCCTTACAATGCGGCAGAATGTCATACTCTGTGTTGGGGAACCATCCTCTGTTATTTCCCACGTGCCGGAAGCCCCTGTATAGGGCGAATTGGCAAAGCGAGCGTTTGCAATGGCACCCCTATAGTTTGTCATTAATGCGGTCTGCACCTGTGTTTTCGCAAAATGCCTTGAGTCATTTGCCTCGTATGATGTACTCCAAGTAAATGCACCTTTATTTGCGCCAGTATCATCAAGAGAATAAGAAACGGAAGGGGCATTTGGTGCATAAATGGTAAATGTTTTTGTGGAATGTGCGGCTGTATAGGTATGCTTTTTATCGCTTTTTGTTTTGCCCTTTACCTTAAACTCTATCGCGTTTAATAATTTTGATGAGACAGGATAATATTTTTTTGCATCAAGTGCTACCGTTCTTTTTGTTGCTGATTTTCCCACATCTATTTTCTTCCAATCTGTCCAATCCCACTTAGAAGCACCGGCATTTTTTGTATGTAGGCGGTACCACAGCCACTGCCCATCCTCATATTTTTTCGCCGGTATTTTCCAAGATATTGTAAATTTTAGATTATCTCTCGATATAGACAGGCCGCTGGGAGCAGCAGATTTTTTATTTTTCTTTGCCATTATGCCATTTTCACCTGCCTTCTAAGCTCACTTGCCATCCTTCTTCCCCATTCTTCTGGGTTATCTGCACCGTTTACAGTTACATTAATAGTTACATCATTTTTCGTTCCCTGTGTTGCCTCTTTGATATCGCTCATTAACCTACTACGACCGTACAGCATCTCGTCTCCTGCTTCTCCTGCTCCAAACAATGTGGCGTCAGAAAATACATACGGGCTTTCCATAGCCTTTTTATACCAGCTAATGTGGAATGATGGTAGTGAGCCCTTTCCGCCAATACCGAACGGAGCTTTTCCGCCGGAAACACTCAGGTGCGGTAGGTTTAGGTGCGGAAGAGACCAGCTAAACTTTAAGGCATTCTTAAACCGTCCAGGGAAGCTTTTTACAAGGGATACTGCCTTAGTAAAGATGCTCTTTACAGCTGACGGTATCTTAGTAAACGCCCCTTTAACAGCGGATAAAATGCCGTTGCCCTTAAACGCCCCTTTGAATCCGTTTACGGCATTTTTAGCAGCAGTCTTTAAGAGCGATGGGAGATTTTTGACCCCTTTTATTATGCCAGTAACAATGTTTTTACCAAGCGAAAACCAGTTGAACGCTGTAAATATACTTACAATGGCTGTGATAATTTTAGGCAAATTAGCAATTAACAACGGAATCGCACGAACTAGGCCAATCGCTAAATTTGTTATGATCGTTACTCCTGTCGCAAGGATTTTTGGCGCGTTATCGTTAATGATACCGGCTAAATTTGTTATGATCGTAGGTACATATGCAATCAATACAGGGATAGAGTTAATCAACCCTTGCGCGATATTTTGGATAAGAGCCAAACCTGCATTTATTAGTTTTCCTGCATTGCTTCTCAGTGATTCCGTAAATTGCGTCAACATCGGCAACGCCTGTCCTAAAAAGGTTGGGATGCCCTGAGTCATGCCGCTGGCGATAGTCGTCAGTAAATTAACACCGACCGAAGTAAATACATTTAGCCCTGTGGAAATCGTAGAGGCGAGATTATTTAACAGTTGGCCGACAGCAGTTGTAATACTGCCAGAATTTTGAGTAACACTCGAAATTAAACCGTTTATGAGGTCGCCGCCGATTTTTGTCAGCCCCGGCAACTGACCACTAAAATTAATCGCATCTTGTGCCAGTTTGGAAAGAGCGCCACTTATGCCACCGGATTCCATCGCCTCAGCTAATCCACTAACCTCGCTTGTTACACCTTTAATGGCGCCACGGATAGCGCCCGAAAAAGTATTGTAAAAACCCAGTTCTAAGCCCTCTGTAGCACTAGATAGCAAGGTTATATCACCTTTTAGATTGTCTAGCTGCGTAGCCGCCTGCTGTGCCGCGGAGCCGGAAGAATCCTGTATTCCTTTCCAAAATTTTTGCACAGTCGCATCACTTGATGCGGTCATTTTGTTAAATGCCTGCAAACCTTGCGTTGTAAAAATCGTAGCAAGAGCGTTGTTTTTTTGTTCCGCTGTCATACCCTGTAAAGAGCCATTCAGCTCGTCTACGAGGTCGTTAAAGTCTTTTGCTTCGCCGTTTGTTTTGTAGGCGGATACCTTCAACTGATCTAAGGCTTTTGATGCATCATCAGTCGGAGTGTATAAGTCCGCCATGGCCCTATTTAACGCTGTAGATGCCTCGGACCCTGTCACGTTCTGCTCTGCTAAGCGGAGCAAGGAAAGTGTGACACTGTCCGCCGCTTGACCGTAGTTTTTCGCTGTGGCAGCAGAACCGGAGAAAGCTTCTCCAAGACCTCTTACGTTCGTATTAGCAAGAGTAGCACCCTTTGCCATTAAATCAGCATAATAAGATGCGTTGCCCATCGAGTCGCCAAAGCCCTTTACAGCTCCGGCGGTATACGATGCCGATTCTTCCAGACTCATAGCACCGGCAGAAGCAAGGTTAAGTACCGTTCCGATGCCACTAATCTGCTCATCCGCTGACAAGCCGGCTTGGGCAAGAATGTTCATGCCTTCGGCCGCTTCCGTTGCGGTGTACTTTGTTGTGCGCCCCATTTCCTCAGCTTTGGCTTTGACGTTTTCTATTTTGTCTACGGTTGTTCCCATAGTAGCTGCTACCTGAGACATCGCGGTATCAAAATTCATTCCGGAATCTATTGACGTTTTTGTAAATGCAACGGCGGCGGCAGAACCAGCCGCCATGGCTGTTTTAGCCACCTTCCCGACTGTTTTAAATGCCCCGCCGATTTTTGATGTGGACGAGCTGGCGTTACCTTCTGCGTCTTTCAGCCCCTGCTTATATGCGGTGTCTTTGATTGCCAGAGTGACAAACAACTCCATTACATTCAATCACTCATCACCACCAATCCGGCTTTTTTAATGACGTCCGCAGCTATTTCTTCGCCAGTCTTTGTTACTGTTTGTTTTTTATTATTATCAATCAAATCAACAAACGATACATAGAGATATTTCCCTCCGAACGCCTGTGAAATACTTTCGGTTACATATTTCAGCCCGTCAGCCATATATCGTTTGTAAATTAATTCCTCTGTATCGTCTAAAATCTTAGCCTTGACATACAGTAAGAATCCCTTTACGCTTCTTCCTCTGTATTCTCCTGCGCATCGCCAGAGGGTTCTTCTGTTGCGCCTGTTGGCACTGAGAAAAAAAGCTGACGTACCTCTGGCTCATTGACGAGGTCAACCATACCCTTGATAACATCCATTAATTTGTGCTTTTTCTTGTATTCCTCGACTGTCTGTAATTCAAACGCCGCTAAAATTCCGATTACATCATCTTTGTGTGTTTTTAACAGTCTAGGGGCTGTTTTGGCGCCCCTAGCAAAGACTTTGATGTATTTCTCACCTTCCCGCGGCACAAGTTCCTGACACAGCTTAAGTGCGTCATCATCATCTGCAATGTTGCCGATGCATTCGAGAGAATTTGCGATTGCTTCTAAACCCTGTTCTGCTGTTAATTCTGATAATCTCATGCTTTACCTCCTACGCCGCTTCGCCTGTTTTGATATAGACCTCGTAAGGTACTGTCTCTGCGTTCTTAATGCTGTAATGTCCTGTGTATTCAAAATCAAAATTTCCTTTGGATTTATCATCTGATTTAATTTTAAATCCGCCCGTTGAGAGGGCATTCATAATTTTAATCGCGATAAATCCGGCGGAATCCCCGGAATTTTCGTCTGAATAGTCACCTATCCACCAAATGTCCTTAAAATCTTCTGCTTTTAAATCTGCCCTTGGCGTTACCTTGTTGCCTGCTACGTCTGCCGCCGCCATAAAACTTTTGGCCTGTGCGGTATCCATTGTAACGGCTGTGCCTGATAATTTTACTTCAATAGATTCGATTTCTTTGAGTTCCATCGTGTTTTTAGGCACGTTGTCAATATCTTCCCCGAAATCCGTAAAAGATGGCTCTGCGCTAAAGCTACAGCCGCCGCTGGTTGCCATAAGGATATTAGTTGTTGTTATGGCGCCCTTTTCTGGCTCAAAAGCCGACGCAATAATGCCGGCATTAATCTGTATTTTTTTAAAAAGGTCAGAAGGAACCTGCGTATACTTCATTTACTCACCTCGTTAAATAGTTATAAATTGCATAGTTATTGCTGTGTATCTGCGTACTATTGACGAGTCGGCTTCATCGACCAAGGGAGTCCACGGTTGGTCCTGCGATAAAAAAATGATTCCATCATCGCACTTGACCGTAGTGCCCCCTTGCAGCCTGTCGCTGATTTCTTTCGCCTTTTTGTTTGGGACTGCCTCAGATTCTGTGTGATACCAGACATTTACGGCACTGGCGGCAGCCGCGCCTGTCCACCAGTTTGCTATGATCGGCTCATATGTGATAAAAGGGAAAGCGGTATCTTTCGGCACCCTGTTAGACGGATATGCAGTTATGCCGAAGGATGACCAGAATTGATACAGTGCCGCCGTTGGGGTCATGACGTTAACTCCCACTTTTCCGCCATGACCTGTGCTATGTCTAAATTGGACGATACAGGGGTTTCTTTTTCTCCTGCATTTGATGTAACTCTAAAAATTTTTCCGTCTTTTGTTTTTAATACATCATGATAGCTCAGCTTTACTGTTTTAGCTGTAGTGATTGTATATGTTGCTGTTACACCCTCTTTTTCTGCCACTCTGGCAGACATGGAGGTATCTCGGACTATTGCCGCCTGTATTTTAGCGCCCTCGACCCATTCGGTGATAAATCCACCCTCGCCGTCAGAAGTGCGCTTTTTATCCATGAGTATACAATCCTGTAAAAATTCATTGATTAAACTCATGCCATTTTCCTCCATGGGTTTAGGCGCGCCCTAAAGGCATCTTGCCATGTGTAGGTCTCGCCCTTGCTATTTGTTGCTCTGCTGTACGAATAGCCGCCAAATGACTCCGACTGATACGCTCCTAAATTGCCGTTTTTCGCTTGCCACTCGCTGATTTCGTCCACCAGTGACAAAAACGGTTTAGGGATAGCCAGTGGAACCACTACACCGTCAAATGTCTCCTCCTGTAACGGGGCAGTATCGCCTTTGTGATACTGATAAACCCCGTCATTAAAAATAGAGCCGCTTATCAAATAATACTGCCCGTCCTGTAGTGGGAGGCGAATCGCAGTGTCAAAATAACGTAGGTCTTTGGTGTCTGCCGTTGCATCTATATGCGTGTCAAAAATCCATTCCCCGATTGTTATTTTTCCTGTGATCGCCGCCCCCTTGACCGGGAAGAAATTGTGAATGTGATTCATGATTTCATAAAGCACTCAATCAACCCCTTTTATTTTCCACTTAAACTTGATACTTCCGGGATAGTTTCTGTAGTTCCAACGGTAACTACACAAACACCGTCAAGGTATTCTGCCCACAGTTTCATGCCCATAATGGCGTATGTTTCGCCTGTGGCGTTTGTATAGTTGCCGCCTGCGTGAAATCCAATCAGATTTGTTTCGCCAGATGTCGTGTAGTCAAGCCCAAGTTTTTTAAAATCGCTGTCGCCGGGATCAATATAATATAGATCAATATTTTCCACCGGTGTTGCAATGACGGTTTTTGCCGGAATATAGTCGTCAGGGAGAAGGAACAGCGTGGAGAAACCGAAGAAATTTTTGATATACTGTAAACCAAACATTGTCTGCACAGTAATCTCTTTATCACCTAACCAGTCGTAAAAATCCATTACGTTTGCAAATCCTACGACTTCGGTTACATTTCTGTTCATTCCTGCGAATTTATTAAGTACAGCACCTTTTGCGATTGCAAGTGCTTTCTGCCATTTCTTCTGTGTTCCTTTTAATGTTCCGGTTTTTAAAAATGTGTAAAAATCCTTTAAAACCTTGTTCTGCAGCTCAACCATAAAGGCATCATCTGTTTTTTCAATCGCAACGGTTGCGCCCCATTTTGCCACAGACTCAAGAGTTAAAGATTTAGCGTATTTTTCTACGACAATATCTTCTCTCTTACTTTCCACAACTTTAAACTGCGTAAAAGGGATTGCCTCTCCCTCGCCCACACTTGCGCCGCCCTGTAAAGCTTCATCTTTCATCTGCGCTTCGTAGGTTACTAAGCTAGTGCCCGGCTCTTTTCTAATAGGTCTAACGATTCCCAAGATGGTTCTTAATGCATCCCAGTTTTTTTCAAATCTTGTTACAAAATCAATTTCTCTCGCTTTGAGGGTGCTATCTGTATTTAATACAGTGCTAGTAGTTACTCCTGGCATTGTTTACTCCTTTCAAAATCCAAAAAGTTCGTGATTTTCCGCAATCGCTTTCTGACGTTCGCCTGCATCTTTAATTTCCATGATTTCTTTCTTGGTCATTTTCCCCGGTTCTCCTCCCGGTGGATTTGATACATTAGCGCCCTGAGTTTTTTCAGTTGTAATATAATCGGCATACGCTTCTTTGATGCCTTTTTCTACTTCTGCTGCATTCTCAAATTTGCCGTCAGTTCCGATTTTTAAATTATCAATAGTCTCTTTTGATGCTTTCAGGGCAAGATTAATTACTTTACTAGACACGCCGGAATCCTCAAGCATCTTTTTGTATGCGGCTTCTTTCGCATTGTAGGACGCTTTCTTGTCCTGTTCGGCTTTGTAGCTCTCAAAACCTGCGTGTTCTTTCTCATACTTGCCTTTCCAGTCGTCCTTTTCGTAGTCCTCCAATTTCTTCTGAAGGTCTGGGACTTTCTCTGCGTCCTCTTTGTATTTAGTGATCTCGCCTTTTAAACCTGTAACGGTTGCAGAGTGCTCCTCGATAATCGCGGAAACCTGTTCATCTGTAAGTGTCATGCTCTTTAAAAAAGCTCTTGTTAATGCCATTTGATTACTCCTTTTCTTCGAGGGATTTCTTTCCCTAAATGACTTTATATGTAAATCGCAGTACTTCGCGATTACTTTCTAAACGTTTTTGCGGCTTTAAGGGATTTCGCCCCAAATTTGCCGTCAATTTTTAATTTACATTTCGACTGAAAAATGCTAACCGCGTCTTCCGTCTTTTCGCCGTATTTGCCGTCAGTATCTAATTTCGAGCCGATAGCCCAGTTTAAAAACTTCTGCAATTTTTCAATTTCCCTTTTTGCGCCTTTTAATACTGTAATACCGTCTAAAAACGTATAGTAGCCGCGTGACGGCAATTTAGGGAATTTCCCAGTGTATTTAACCTCTTTCGTTGTTTCTTCCTTCTGCTCCACCGCTGGGAAATCGTGATACAAAATATTTAAATCAAACTTGCCGCCGTTGCCGGTTGAAACCTTGGTCGGAAATACGCCAGAGCTGGTATACTGCCACGCCATAAGGTCAGGCACGTTTGCAGGCTTATAAGATTTGTTCGGTGTCGCTTTAAATGCCATGCGGTTATAGCCTTTGTAATAACGTGCGATCCACCAGTTTTTACAGTTAACTTTGTTTTTATCAATGTGCTCCGAAAAATACGACATCCCAGTGTAAACGCCAAATTTATAGCCTCTTGACTCAACGACAGTCTGTGCCGCGTTGATGATTGATGCAATCATGCCCTTTGTCAGCTTAGCTTGTACTTTGTCTTCGATGTCAAACCAAACGCCGTATTTAAAATGTTTCTTACTAATTTTGTCTAGGATGTCGCATACAAGTTTCATGTCTGACTTAGCTTTCGCCACTGTAGTTGCGTATGTGTAGTTATACACGCCCCATGGAATGCCTAACTCCTCACACTTTTTGTAGTTTGCCTCAAACTTCTTATCTTTGCCTAAATCCTTGCGGATAATCTTAATGATCGCACCATCACAACCGTATTTCTTTACTTTCTTCCAGTCGATTGTGCCGTTGTATACCGACACGTCAATAATTTTTCTCTGTGTCATTTTCTCACCCTTTCCATCTCAGCACATATAAGATTTTCTGGCTGCTGTTAATAATCCTATGTATCTTTTTGTATGTTCCGCCTGCTTTTTTAGTATTTGTGCTAGCCTTTCCGGCGTCCCACCAAACCATTTTATTGTTCTCGTTTATTCCTGCGAAAATATTGGTATGCAGGCGGTAAAAGCAAATGTCTCCCGGTTTTAATTTGTTTTTATAATCCCGGGGTAATTTATTTACTTTTATTAATCTATAGCGTTTTGATATAGCCGCTTTTGTTCCTGCGCCCTTATAGACAACTGTTCCGTTCCTGTTGCAATAAAACAGTTGTCCCGGTTTGAGGATGCCTAATTGCTGTAGGCAATAGCATACATACGATGCACAATTACTTACTTTTTTCTTCTTTGCGCCTGCCCAGCTATTCGCCACGTGCTGAGAGTATTTAAATTTTTTATCAGTAAAATACTCCGCCGTTTCCTTTGCCTTGACGAGCAAAGACAATCTGTCCATTATCCCATCGCTCCTTTTAATTCATCTGCAATGATTGCTGTGTATTCTTTTGCGTAATTTGCCGCCGCCGGTTTTAAATATGGCTGTGCCCTCTGGCCGTTTGTGATATGCCATTGTCCTTTATCGTCCTGATAAGTCCATGGGGTCTTTCGTCCTCCCTTGTAGTACACACCGGTTCCCAGTTCCACATAGGCAGCATATTCTTCGTTACTGCCTATTATTTCCGTGAGATTTTCCAAGTCAGTCTGGTGCGTAATACTGTTTCTCAATGTGCCCGTATCGACTGGGCAAAGGTCTTTTGCGTGCCCCTCTGCGGCGGCTCCTGCCTGCTCTAATGCTCTTGCAAGTGCCATCGTGGTCTTGAGTATTACTTCGTCCACATGGCTCACAACATCAATATCCGCCATTATATTTGCCCCCTTTGCGTTGCCAACCATTCGTAGTAGGTCATGTCTTCTACGACTTCGTTTCTGCCTGTTTCTGGGTTTCTGACACGTATCATTCGCGGTTGTGCCAGTTCGGTAGGCAGTGCAGTTCGTTGCGTGCATCGACAGTTATAAACTTCTGCCGGGATTCCACTTGGGTCCCCTGGGTACATGAGACCGTTGGAGTAAGCCATGTTAAACGGTACTTCCTCACCGTCTAATGCTCTGTGACTGTCTCGGGTCCTCAAGTCCTTTGTCGCTGTCCAATGCTTAACTACATCAATTCCCATCTGGTAGGCTTCCTCGTATGCCGCCTGCCTGCCCCCGTTCTGCGCCCCTGTGAACGCTGTGCGGGCGTTTCTAATTGCGGCAGTATGATTCATTCCTGTAACGTCTTGGAATCGCCCTGCGAGCTTTCCTATGCTGTCACCCTGCAATATTCCTTGCAATAGTGCATTTTGCAATTTCTTTTTGTTCCAATGCACATCTTTGCTTTTTAGTACTCTTCGGGGTGGAAGAATCTTCTGCTTTCTGACTGTCAGCCGTTTAACTGTGTGTTCGTCCACTAGATTAAAAGCAATATCTCCAATCTCTTTTATCTGTTTATCAGGCATAAGAGATTTAATCATGTACGCCTCGAAGTTATGATTTAGGGCGATGATAAGAGGGGTTTTCTCGTTGATGTATGCCGCGGCGATCTCATTTGACTCTGTCAGCCGCCGCGCCATGTCCTCGCGGAGTGCTTCCCATCTCTGCCCTCTGCCATACTGATTCATCAGCCATGCTTCAAACTCTTTTTTGGTGTACTTTCCTGCTTGGTATGCCGCATATTCTTTGGCGTACCGGCTGGAGAATTGTTTAAAATAGTTTCTCGCTTTGCTGTCAAGCTCCTTTCCGGCTTGTTTATATACGTCTGCTAACCGCTTTTCTAACTTTTGTAGTTCCTGCTCTGTCCACTTGTCGGATGGATACATGGTTATTCATCCCCTTCCGGGTTATCTTCCGGCATATCTGGTTCAGGTGGCTCTGTGTAGCGGCTATATGATTCTTCGTCCAACTTTGCCAAAATGTCCGGCACTTCTTCTGGTGCGACAAACGGTAATTTTTTCAGGATGGTTTCTTCATCCAGATAATTTGCCGCCTCAAGAATCATATCTGTACGCTCCTTCTCGTTGCTGATTCTGTTTCGCTTAAATTGCGGCTCGTCATCAATCCCTGCAAGCTCCAGAATCTTCTCAATCGCGTCGCCCACAAAGTACTCAAAATCATCTGCATTGTCGTCTAGTGGCTGGTATGCGGCGTCTATATGGTCGTTTGTTGCTCCGGCGGCTATGGTGTGTACATCCAATGCCCCGAAGTCCTCATAGATCTCAGACCGCATTTGTGTGAGAAACTCTTTTCTGGCGGTATAAGGTGGCTCTTGCGTGTATGCCTGTACCTGCCCCTCCTCAGCCTTCGCGATGTGCTGAAACTTGAGCCGGTCCCTAAACTCTGCCAGCTCATCGTCTGTCATACCGTCAGCGTTGGAAATTAGCCAGTACATCTGTGCACAGTCGTCCAGATCATTGGCAAAACCACTTTGCACCGCGTCGTAGGCATCAATCTTCGACTGCATCCCCCTCAGGGTGCTTATGTGTCGCTTGTTGCCAAACATCGGCACGATGGGGAGACTGCTATAATTTTCTTCCCCGATGATTTCGGGTTCCAAATTATTAGCAACTTCCACCCTTTGCCTGTACGCCCGTTTGGGAGCGGTCTCTTTTAATTCTCCAAATTTACTCTCTGCACTGTAGGTTGTGTAGCCATCCACCTCGTACAGTACAACCTTAAACGGTTTCTGCTCGTCTAACTGCCAGAATCTTATGCCCGCCATCAACGCTCCTGTGTCCTCATCCCACATCGGGGCGAACTGTGTAAGTGGAAATTCATGCACATGGTCCACATTCCAAAAAAGGAAAGATTGACCGTGAATTAATGCGTTGTAAGCCGCCTCTTTAATCCGTCTGTCGAATTGTTTGCCTAGCTTGTCTTTTTTAATGCTCATATCGTTAAAAAAGACGCCGTTTCCCAGACTGTACGAACAGCGTTGTGTATTTAATTTGTGAAAGAAATTAGAGCATATCTGTGCGTTAGACGAAAAATTATCTATCTTTTTTTGACCTAGCAGAGTGTAATAAATACGCTGGAATTGCAAGATAGTCTCGTTTTCCTGTGCGTCATACTTGTCCGCCCTTAACGCCTCTTTATATGCCCCTGTGCTCTCGTGGAATTTTATAAACTGATTTATAAATTGCCCTTTGTCTTTTGCGGCAATGAAATCTTGATATGATAAATACATTTGTCGTCACCCTAGAATTGATTTGTATTGTCTTGTTCGGCTGCGCTTGACGAGTTTTAATGTTTTTACAAGATACCTGATAGCATCCATTGCGTGATCTGACTGTTTTATAACTGCATCCCTGCCTTTGTCAGCCGCTGTTGGGTCCCATGCATAGATGCCGAACTCCTCAATCGTGTGTGTGCAAGACGGGTCAAACGATAATTTGTCTTGTGTCAACATCGTCTCAACATCTGCTATCCCATCGTTAACAGTGTTATCTGCTTTTTTGACCTTGTGCCCTCTACTGCGTAACTCCACGATGAGAGCGGCGGCGGATGGGTCAACAATCACTAAATCATCTTTCTGCCCGTTTAGCGTATCCTCTAGCCCTTTTACTAGCTCACTGACTGGCTTCATGCGGTTGTTCTCCCTGCCAGAATAGTAGTACTCTTTTATACAGTGCCAGTTGCCGGTATCCACTCTTTTCTGCCAGACGAGGAATACGGTAGCGTTCTGCATACCAAAATCGGAGCTAACAATTATCTCTCCGCTAGTCTTTACTTTGCAGACGTGCCTTTCCTCCGAAAACATATCGTACACAAGCCCTTCTGCCACTGCCCAGTTGCCCAGTATGTAGCGTTGATACCTGTGTGTCCCCGAGTACTCTTTTATTAACTCGTCTACTACCGCCGGAGGTAGGCAGCCATCGTGTATGTTGTACGCCTGCTGGAATATATCTGCATCGGAATCCAGAAAGCCCTTAAACCAATGTTTCGGCCCCGCCGGGTTGCACGTCCCATCAAAATGACTGTGTGACGTTCTGAGACGAGATTTCAGCATTTCAAAAACTTCTTGGTTCCAGGTCGTCACCTCATCGCCATAGGCGTACTCGATTGTTGCCCCCTGTATCCTTGCAACGTGCTTTTTGTTGTCGGCACCTAATGCATATACTTTTTTGCCAAATAGCTGTACTGTGTTGTCGCTGCGTATCTCGCCAACTAGCTCCTCACCCCAAATCTCTCGCATAGGGTCAAGTATGTTTCGCTGCAGTGTACCTCTGGTGTTTCCCAACATCACAGCCAACCCTAATCCTTTTAGGTGTGTCAGGCGTTGAGGGATTACGATTGCGTAGTCGACAAAGGATTTCCCGGAACCTGTCGCCCCGGTCTTTACGTTCCAACGATGGTTACAGCCTTGCAGGTATTCCGCCTGCTTGCTAGTTAATGGCACTATCGACACCCCCAAGAATCTCAATAGCTTTTGCTAGTGCTTTATCACTTGCACTCTCTGACTGTGGCTTATCACGCCACTGTTCCGGCTTCCTGTTCTTTAGCCAAAATATCTGCGCTGTTGTATCCGGCGCAACGTGCTTCTTTGTTACTTTTCGCTCCGTCATTACTCCGCCTTCGTACTTTTCGCTCGTCTCCTCGTAGCTGTATCCTAACGCCCGTTGTAACAGGCTTTTTTCCACCTGCCTGTCCACAACTTCTTTTCCCTTTTTTAAGGTATCGGCTAAAATTGGAAATTTTTTCTTCCATGTATATAAGGTATCTGGGTTGATGCCGATGTTTGCCGCGATCTCTTTATCTGTGCATCCATCTCGTGCCCATCCCTCTAGTTTTAGCAACCCTTCTTTGGTCAGCCACTCCTGGTATTTACTTATCCCATTTTGGGGTCACCTCCTAAATACAACCATAACCCCGTAATGGATTGTTTACGGGGTTATATGAAAGGAAAGAAAATATGAAAAAAATTTTTGTCCCATTGAGTGAATACGCACTCAAATACAAGTATAAGGAATTGCACCTTAACAGCCGCCGGGGTAAGACTGATAAGCGGCTGGTCCCTAAACACTTGTAGACCCGCAACCTGTATGGGACGCAAGGCACCGTGGGATAGGTGTCTTGCGTACTCTCTTTTACGCGGATGAGAGTTTACACTTTTACCACAAAAAGATAGAGGAGGTTATGTCTCACAAAAAGTTACCAGTACTCGTCCGTACAAGTGTATTGTACGGCATTTTTTAAGCCATGTTAGACAAACATAAAAAAGGAGAGGGAGATAATTCCCTCTCTCTAATAACCTGCGTATTTCCCGGCTAAATTGGCGAAAGCACTAAGCCATCTGCGTATGGTCATTTCTGCATATCCGAGCTTATCCGCCGCCCCCGCTATCGTGTATCTATCCTCAAAATATACCAACTGTACAGCTTTCATTCTGTCCTCGCCGTTGTCCATCCCCTCTGTCTGCTTTATCGCCTTGTTAATAGCGTACATCCATAGGGCTGACTGAGCTGTATTTTCCGCAATTAACTTATCTGGGTACTTTTTTACTTGCTTGACTGCGTGCCCATACCAGTCGTGTTTGGGATTGCTCAATTTTCTTACCTCCGCGTAATCATCGCTAATATCATCATTACTGCTGCATAAATCTTATCTTCTTTTTCTTCTGCCGCCATCCATTCCAACAAAGCAATCGCTGCCCATATTATGGCTATCACGTTACTTATCACGTTATTTACTGTACTCATATTAGCTCTCCTATCTCAGTATTATACTTAATGCTTGTTTTATCCATCTTTTTCGCCTAATTTTTCTGCAATGGCTCTTATTACATTTACAGTTACGCCGTTTCCTGCTTGCTTATATAATTGACTATCAGAATTAACAAACTCTGCTTTTTTAAAATAGTCATCTGTCCAACCTTGCAGCCTAAAGCATTCTTTCGGTGTCAGCCTTCTAATAGCTATGTAGCATTGGTATTTTTCGTACCAGACTGCATATACGGTCAACTCTTCTGAAACTTGCACAAAAATCCCTTGATTGCAACTGGTATCTAATATATTTGCAATATCACGTCCAACTCGCCCTCTTCTTGTTTTACTTCCTGGAACTGATAAATTCACGCTATCAATGCCTACTCTACACTCGGAATAGCCTTGCTTTGTTGCTTCGACTACTTTTCTGCCCTGCGGATCAATAACTCCAATCGGTTCGATCGCCACTCCGTGTCTACCCTGTCCAGTAAGTGTAAACATCGGCTCACCGTCTTCTTTGAACCTTCTTCCGTTCTGACGTTTCTCTGCCCTGTCTGGTGTTAAGACTGGAATTGCAATACCACTATTTTGCGCTTTATACGTTCCGCATCCTTTTTGGTATCTCGCTTGCAAGCATCTGGCAACGCTAGTTGTTTCTGTTCCACTATTGCACAAATCTATAAAACACGGCAATGCTACATGATGCCCTCGCCCACCACCTTGACCAGTATCAAGAGTTTCTGTAATTCCATCAGGTGCAAATACCTGCGTATTTTTTCTGTATCCGTCTTTGTGACCAATTATTTGAATACTATTTTCTCCGTCTGTTCTTTCGACAGGAAATATTTTTGCGGTACTTCTCCCTCTAAGATGTCCGATAATGAAGCACCTTTCTCTGTTCTGTGGCACTCCAAAATCTTTGGAGTTGAGCACCTGCCATTCTGCATCATACCCCCTCTGCTCCATTTCAATGAGCAGTCTGGCGAAATCCCATCCTCCATTAACACTAAGCAAATTCTTAACGTTCTCAACGAAAAGGTAAGTGGGTCTATTTTCTTCTTCGAGTTGTCCGATAAGGTACATAACTCTAAAAAACAAGCTTGAACGGTTCCCTTGAAATCCAAGCTGTTTTCCTGCAACTGAGATGTCTTGGCACGGGAATCCGAAACACCAGCAATCTGCTCTTGGAATGTCTCCGGCATATACTCTTCTAATGTCATTTGCGTACCACTCTCCATTTCTGTATTCCTCCTTTAGTATTTCTTTTTGTCGCTGTTTCAACGGCATTTTATTTAAACGTTCTCTTTGCTCTAATGTAAGCAGGTGCATTGATGTGTAACTTGCGGTTGCAAATTTATCAAATTCGCAAAACCCGACGCATTCATGCCCCGCTAATTCCATGCCTCTGCGGAACCCTCCGATTCCGGCAAACAAATCAATAAACTTCATTTTCTCTCCTCTTAAATATGCTCATGTGGTTCGACTGGTTCCCAGTGCTTTTCAGCTTCCTGCTCAACCAATCGGTTATACCGCTCCACAAATTCATCCTCGCTTATATTGCCTTGCATAAATTTTTCTGATATGTTCATGTAGGTATCTGGTTTTGTTGTGCCATCGTTCATTTACGCCTCCGATCGTGTATCAATTTCGCTCCAATCAAATTTACAACCACATTCGCTGCAGTATTTATCTCTGCTTTCTGTATCTGACACCACCTGTTTTCCACACAGAGGACATTCCCAGTTAATACCGGCAATTAATGCATCTAAGATAATCGGTTTTACTGGATTAAACTGCCTTTTTAGTAATTTAAGCACTTCTTCGCGCTGTTCTTGATTTTCGTAACTGATAGTGATCTTGTTACTAACATCATATTTTCTAAATGTTCTAGCTTCGTTCTGGGCAAGCATAATTTCTTTGTTTTTTAACATTTTTTATTCTCCCTTCTTATTCTTCCGCACGCTTTCGTCCACTCCTTCGCAAATCTCTTTTCCGCCAAGTCGCTTGGGAAAAACTTTGTTTTTTTATTTTTGTATCCTCTGTTTCTCAACTCCCTTTCTACGGCTTCTATTTTTCCCTTTGATTTGGGTGTTTTGCGTAGTTCGCTCATCGCTCCCATTAGTTCCTGCTCTGTACATTCCACTAAAAATGTGGCTCGGTCAAAGCTTGGTATTTCGTATAGTTTTCTCACTATTTCGTTTTGTATTTTATTAAATTCTTCATCTTTCAGACCGTATGGCATTTTTATTCCTCTTTTCTTAGTTGTTCTAAATCGTTATAGTCAACCATTCGCTCATACAAAACTGTTTCCCCACTATCCATTTTCACTTCAATAGCTAACGGTTTCCCTTTTAACTCTCCGTCAACAGTAATAAACGCGGCACCGACAATAGCAACGGGTTTTCGTGCTGCTTTCCATTCCACTTTTTCTTCTACCGTCATTTTCTTTCCTTTCCCCTCCGGAATAAATCCGGAGGAATCAATGGCATATAGCTCCTCATGGAACCGTTAACGTGTTGCTGTAATGTGTATCTATCCTTAACCCCGGAGGGTGTCCAGCTTCTTGTTGTTTACCAATTCATTGCTTTGTTAAATTGTTCTTTTTGTTCCTCACTCGAGAGTCTCAAATATATCGATGTCGTAGATATGTTTTCGTGCCCCATCAGGTCGGCAAGAAGGGCGATATTGTTGTTATTTTTTAAAAATTGTATTGCGTACAAGTGGCGGAATGAATGAGGATGCAATACTTCCTCTCGTATTCCGTACTTTACGCAACGTTTTATTGCTGATGCTACTCCACGTGTGGTCATTTTCTCTCCATACCGATTCGGAAACATATATTTACAGTTCGGTTGTTTATCAAAATAATCTTCACTCGCTTTAATCAAATCCGCTGGAATATATATTTTCCTGATTTTGCCTTTCGTCCATAATTGCACTTCTCCGCTTTGCAAATGTTTTTGTTCAAATTGAATAAATTCTGAAACTCTGGCCCCCGTTTTTGCAAGAAACTGAATCATCCAGTAGACTTTTTCGTTTTTGTCGTCTTTTAAGCATTTCAATAATTTAGTATATTCTTGTATAGTGATCACATTTTCCACGCTCGTCTGTTTATGTATTTTTATCCTTTTTACTTTACACTCTGGTTTATTTATATAATCACAGTACTGATTCATTGCTACACAGCGATTTGCTGCCGTTTTTGCTGAATAATTATTCAACATAATCTGTTTAAATCCAATCATATTGCGCTTGTTAACTTCGCTAAAAATAGCAAAATACTTTTTCAAACTACAGAGATATACAGCAATAGTGTTATCTGCTTTTTCGTTCTCAATCAAATATTCTCTGAAGCCTTCGATTTGTGCATTTTCCATGATGCTTCCACCTCTTTTCTCATAGCATTATCTTTATTTTTTCCCAACACGCTCGCCCTCTCTTGTAGTATAGGCAAATGCTCCTTGCAAAATTTATAGCCTTTTACTTGTGGCTTTCCGCAATACATACATAGTCCTGCTTGCATTCTTTCTCTAAATGCCTCTCCTGGGGCTTTCTTTTCGGTATATTCTCTCGATGCTAGTCTTCGCTTTCTTCGCTTGACATAGCATTCCGTGCATAACTGCCCTTGCTGTTGGGCCTTTTTCCCACACGCTGTGCATATGCCGCTTCGCTTTCGTTTAGCATATTTTACTTTTTTTGCAGTATTTCCCCTTTTATCGTATTCTTTCCTTTTATTCTTATACTTTATGTTGTTTTCCGAAATTTTCTCCAAGCATTCTGCGCAATGTACAAAATTTCCAAATGCATCATTAATTCTACATCTAGGGCAGATTCCACGCTCTTTGTACCACTCTCTGTTATTCAAATTAATCTCCACACTGTTTCCATTTGCAGAAGTTGATACCATTACGCCACCTCCCTGATCGTGATGCCATACCGTTCAAGCATCAGTTTTCTCTTGATGATATATTCCGGATTTTTTCTTGTACGTGGGGATTTTACGTCCTCAACAACAATTTTTCCCTTCTTGTCTGTGTAGCGGAAATCTGCTGTATATGATACGGGGCGTTCTGTAGTGCCATCCTCTCGTTTCTGGCTACCTATAAGGATGTATTTAGCCTGTCGCTCTAATCCTGTAATTTCTCCCGCTTCTTGCATTGCCGCAAGCTCCAAATAACGATGCATTTCTTTTTTGCTGTCAAACTTCCCATCTTTCGTAAAAATTTTTTTATTTCTAAACTTATTCACAGGTAATTCCTCCCAAATGTTTTGATAAATTCTTCTCTCGTTCCATTGTTTTTCTCCCAGTACTTCTGCGCCAGTTCTTTGAGATACCTGTCTAGCGGTCCGTTGGGATTACGGTGTACTGCCTCGCCGCCGTTGGTATGGTGGCTCAGACACAAATAAACTGTAAAACCATACTTTTCGGCTTGTTTTCTGTTGCTACTGCCATATAAAACATGATGTCTGTGCAGATTTCTAGTCGTTTTGCAGAAAAAACACTCCTTTTTCGTTTGTAGTACGCTACTCATTGTCGGAATCCTCGCTTGCGAAATGTTCTTCCATTAAATCTGCGATCGTCAGATATTCTTTTGCTATTTTACCTGTTCTCGTCTTCTTTACCTGTTCTCTGAACTGCTCTAAATTTCCATGGAAACATCCGCAATTAACCATTGTTTTTTTATTTTTATCCCTGTAAAAAGTTGTGCAGCGGAATTCTGTTCCGAATCCCTGTACTAATGCATAATCTGCATCGCCGTAAACCATTGCATTGCCGGAAACCCTTGCATCGCCGTAAACCATTGCATTGCCGGAAACCCTTGCATCGCCGTAAACCATTGCATTGCCGTAAACCCATGCATTGCCGGAAACCCTTGCATTGCCGGAAACCCTTGCATCGCCGTAAACCATTGCATTGCCGTAAACCCATGCATTGCCGTAAACCATTGCATTGCCGTAAACCATTGCATTGCCGGAAACCCT